GAGGTGATATCCCGGTACACTGGCGGCAAGAAGAGGCAGTACTTAATGGCGCGCGAATCGTTGTATGAAACACCACTTAACAGTGAAGATGCTAAGATACGTATGTTCATTAAAGCTGATAAGTCGCATGAAGTTGATTACAAGGCTCCTCGGGCCATACAATATAGATCGAAAAGGTATGGCCTGAGTTGGGCACGATATGTAATACCGATGGAACGGGCATTGTATTCTCTGAGAGATCAGTCTGATTCACCAATTTGCGCCAAGGGCCGCAACGCCGAGGAGCGAGCCCGCGATTTGCGAGCTAAGGCTGCAACGTTTGCACGCCCTTTATTTATGTGCTTGGACCACTCTAAGTTTGACGCACATATTACGCCTGACCTGTTGCGGGTCGAGAGCCGCTTCTATCAGCGGCTATTCGGCGGCACACATCGCAGGTCTGTGCGGAGGTACATGCGGATGCAGATGCGGAATCGGGGCAGCACGAAGAACGGAACACAGTACTACACTCCTGGAACGCGCATGTCTGGAGAAGCCAGCACAGCCCTTGGTGGTACTGCGTTAAATGTGTTGTTACTGCGCGCATGGCTCGGACGCTTGCGACATTGCATGTACGTTGATGGCGATGATTCGGTGGTTATAATAGAGCAGGCTGACCGCTCATTATTACCTGACCTTGCAGATATGATGCTAACGATGTGTATGCACACTAAGTTAGAACAATCTACTGAGGTCTTTGAAGAGGTCGAGTTCTGTCAGTGTAGACCAGTCGAGGTAGGGGGCGTCTGGCGCATGGTGCGTAACCCGCTAAGGGTGTTGTCCCGCGCCGGATGGAGCGTGTTGCCGATGCCATCAACATTGGTTAAGCGTTGGGTACGCTCCGTCGGCTTGTGCGAGATGATATTGGGCCGAGGTGTCCCGATACTACAGAGACTGGGTGAACTGATGGCAACCAGAGGATCTGGACGATATTACATGACTGACAAACATTATGAGGCGCGGAAACTGCAACATAGCATCGAGCGCGTCCGGCCGATGGAGATAGAATACTCCACCAGATTAAGCTTTGAGAAAGCGTGGGGCGTTGACCCACAAACTCAGATGCTTGTTGAGGACACGTTATCAGTTGAATTCGACGGCCATGTGGACCTGTATCATGATGAGGCTCCACATGCCCGGTTCCTGTAACGTGGTTACAATTAGCATTAGTACAATGTCTAAAAATCAATCAGGCAGCAAGAATAGGCGCCAGCCTGCACAACCACGCGTTGCGATGCGCAAGCGTGCACGTGCACCAAAGCGTAACCATATTCTCAATAATATACCCGGTCCTGTGCCTATAGGCGTTGGAGCTTCTGGCACCAACGCCTCTGTAGGAGCACTAAGGGTGCGTAATAAGGAATATTGGTTCACGCTATCAGTCCCAGATAAGGCTGGTATAAAAACAGTGGGGTTTACACCGGGTGGGTCAGGAATGACGGTGCTCGATGGTTTAGGCTTGATATATGATAATTATCGAGTACATCGAGCGCAGGTGTTCTTGGTGGGCACAGCACCGACTACATCACCATCCATTGCTAATTGCTGCATAGATTATGAGCCCGGATTGGCTCCCAAGACGCAGGATAATGTCTTGCGTACAGTGCCTAATGTGACTCTACCGCTGTACCGTAACGCATCGTTGGTAGCTAATAAGGCTAGTATGATGCGTCGTAACTGGTTTATAACCACATCTGGAGCTGCAGCCGAACAAAACACAGTGTTCCTGCTAAGCTCATGGCTGACTGGCACAGCGGCGGAATCTATATTGGTGTACTGTGATTATGATGTTGAGTTTCGCAACCCCCAGAAGGGTTCCTAGGGACTCGCGGGTCCCCGCCAGGAGGTTTATGTGGGGCAACAGGCGGTTTACACTGTCTGTTTTGAGAGACAGCGACCA